AACTGGAGGATTTCGGCGAGCAATACGCCCGCACGATGAACGCCTTGATGTGGGGCGACGGGGTGGCCGACGCCAAGGCATTGGCCGGGATGCAGTCGATCATCGCGGCGATCCCCAATGCCGGGAGCCTGGGCGGGTTGGCGCGATCGACCAACACCTGGTGGCAGAACCGCGCGGCAACAGTGGCTTTCGGTGGGGCCGGCGGGCGTGGCGCGGTGACATCCAACCCGGCCAGCGGCGGCGCGCTTTTGCAGTTTCTGCAGAACGAGTATCGCCAACTGATCCGCTACGGCGGCCGGCCCACCAAGTGCCTCGCCGGATCAGCCTTCATCAACGCGATGGAGATCGAGCTGCGGGCCAACGGCAACTACTCGATGACCGGTTTCACCGGGACCCAGGACGGCTCGATGGGCCAGCTGAAGTTCATGGGGACCACCATTGAGTACGATCCGACCCTGGACGATCTTGGTTTCACCAAGCGCGCCTACTGGTGGGACCCGCGGCACATCTACCTGATGAAGCAGGACGGTGAGTGGGACCACAAGTTCACCCCCGCCCGGCCCTACAACCAGTTCGTCATGTACAAAAGTATGACACACACGGGCCAAATGGTTGCCCAGCAAGTAAACTCGGCTCTCGTAGTCGAGATCGCGTAGGAGAAGTATAGCATGGCTTTCGGTCCGCTAATATGTCAGTTTTGCGGCAAAGAGTACATGGTCAACGCGCGCCGACGCTTGGTCATTAGCAAGTTTTGCTCTCGAAGCTGTCGTGGCAGCGGACCGAACCCGAAAAAAGGCCATCACGGGTTTATGCACCCGCGATATGTCCCGATCGGTACTCGTCACGAGTGGGGCGGGACATGGTGGGTTAAAACCCAGGACGGCTGGGAGCGCGAGCATCGCGTTGTTGCTGGTCTCCCTCGCCTGGCTCGTCGGTCGAAGAACGCAACCCGCATCGCCGTGCATCACCTCAACGGTGATCGTACCGACAACCGGCCGGAAAACCTTGAAGTGATGACCCAAGCCGATCACGCCAGACTTCACAACCTGGAGCGTCAACGCGACGCAAAAGGCCGCTTGGCGTGAGCGCGCCGGGACCAGTCCATCCCCTGGGGCTGGTCCCGGTCTCGCCCCGATTTCTGTCTATAAGGGAAAATACCTATGCCGGCGTTTCATCTTTTGCGTTGCCAGATCGATCTCGGCAACGAGCACTCGACGATGGTCTTCCGCGATAGGACCCGGCCGATCGTCTTCCCGGAGCTGCCGATCCTGCAGTTCCTGCATGGCGAGGAAGCAGTCACCGAGGTTCACGTCGTCGGCCAGTGGGACACGACGAACGACGAGGTCCTGGCGCGCCTGCACAACATCTACGACCCGGAGGTGATTAAAGAGGTCTTCCCGGGTGCGCGGCCAAGACTGCCGTTGTCCGATGCCTCGATCCCGAAATGCACCTTGCCGATCTACAAGCCGCGCTCGCCCCGCCCGGCTAACCCGGACCCGACGCTCCGGCCGCTCGACCAGTTCACTGGCGGGGACCCCGCGCAGACCGTCGAGGCGCCGCCCTTGCCGCCGGAAGACGATCCGACCCCCGACGAGATTGCGGCGCATGCCCAGGACGAGACCGAAGACGAAGACCTTGGCCTCGGGCTCGGCCTGCCGAGCCCCGGGGATCTGCCGCACGTTATCCGGGATAGCACCGGGCGCGGCTCGTCCCGGCGAGCCAGCGCAGCGCGAGAGCCTTCGACCTTGCCCGATGTCAACGCCGGCGGCAGCCACGCTCCGGGCTTTGTCGATACCAGCCAAGGGGTGCGTCGCTGATGTATCAGGCACCGCTGGGCGATCTACTGAGCGGTCTCAGAGCTGAACTCGGGCACTCGACCAACGTCGCGCACGGGGTCAACGACCGCGAGACGCTGATCTATTATCTGAACCGCACGCAGATCCAACTCTACCAGGACTATGACTGGCCACAGTTGATCGTCGACCGTGATCAACCCTTGTTCGCGAACGGGCGATACTATCCTTACCCCGCGGATTTGCAGTTTGACGACATCAGCTCGGTTCATGTGATGGTCGGTGATCTAGTGGGGGGCTCGTATTTTCAAGAGATGACCTACGGGATCGGCACAGTCGAAATGAACCTGCTGAACTCGGATGCCGGGTTTACGCAATGGCCGCCCCTAAAGTGGATGCACAACGCCGACGACAACACGATCGAGGTGTGGCCGGTCCCGGACGATACCGCGCTATTCGACAGCACTGGACATTTCATCAGGCTGCGCGGCACCAAGACGGTGCTCTCGATGGTTAATGACGGCGATCTCTCGACCCTGCCGCCGCACCTGGTTATCCTGTTCGCCGCGGTCGAGATCCTTGAGCGCGATGACGCCAAGGATGCCGCGCTCAAGCTCAACAAGGCCAATGAGGCGATGCGTCGCCATCGGGTGCGGCAAGCCTCGCACAAGCGCATCCGCGCGACGGCGATCGGCGCCGGTGGCGGCGACGCCCAGTCGCGGCGTCACTACCCGCCGGCGATCGGTCTCGATTACATCCCGTCCGGCTATGGTAGCGGCCCGATCCGGTAATGGCCGGCAAGGTCTTCAGCGTCACCGATTTCAAAGCCGGGCTCGATGTTCGCAAGACCCCGCTGACCGCACCTGGCGGCAGTTTGCGCATCCTGGAAAACGCGGTTTTGAACCAGGGCGGCGAAATCGAGAAACGCCAGACTTTTGCGTATATGACGACCATCCCGGCCGAAACGACGACCCCCGGGTTGCAGCCCTACATGGTCGGGCACTCCGGGGGGTTGCATGTGTTTGGGTCGAGCAACCCCGGTCTCACGATCCCGCCAGGGGCGCTGCCGGTCCCGATTACCTATCATACCGTCTTTAACGGCAACCCGCCTTCCTGGCCGCTGGCAACGCTCTCCGAGGTCCTCGATGTCGAGCCGTTCGACGACCAGTTTTTTCTCTGTGGTCGCACGGTGGAGGGATCGACCGGGTGTTGGTGCAACACCCCCGCCAATGACACGCTTTTTCCGGTTAGCGAGATCGACGGCACCCTGAGCCACGGCACTTACGCGCGCACCTGGAAGAGCAAGGTGTACCGGCTCGACGGCAAATATTTGCGGTTTTCCGGGATCAACAACCCGTTGCAAAATGACCCGGCTAGTGTCACCGAGCCGGGAGCGGGGTTTATCAATTTGTCGCTCAACGACCCGGATGGCGAAGACGCGCTGAGCATGGAGGTCTTCTACCAGTCGATGGCGGTCATGGCGCGGCTGCAGACGCAGATCTGGGGACTGGACCCGGACCCGACCAAGGACGTTCTTAACCAACTCTTACGGCAAGGCATCGTCAGCTCGCAGTCGATCGTGCAGTTCGGCACCGGCGATGTCCTGTTCCTCTCCGATAGCGGGGTGCGTTCGCTGAAGTCTCAGAGCACCTTTACGGTCGCCGCCGGGGTCAGCGATGTCGGGTCGGCGATCGACCTCCTCCTGATCCCGGTCATCCGCACCAACTCCGCTGACGTTCAGCACGCCGAAGCGGTGGTGCAGCCGATCCAGGGCCGATACTGGCTGGTGATCGGCGACACGATCTATGTTCTCTCGTATTTCCCGGCCGGCAACATCACCGCCTGGTCAACCTTCAAACCGGGCTTCACGGCGCGGTGCTTCTCCGTCGTCAACAACATGGTGTTCTGCCTCGACGAGAACAGCAACGTCTACCTCTACGGTGGTGTCACCCGCGACGAGTACGACAGCTGCAAGGTGACGATCCGCACGCCGCATCTCTCGGCTGACAACCCGACCGAGAACAAACGCATCAAGTCGGTCGATGTGATGTGCCAGGGTCAATGGTCGGTGTCGATCGGCATGCTGCCCAACAATACCGATCTGTTCGAGCTGTGCGCCACGATCCAGGACAATACCTATGGATTGCAGAGCATCCCTTTCGCTGGCTACGGCACGCATTTCGGGGTCCATATGGAGCACGAGGCGCCCGGTCCGGCATTGTTGGCCAGCCTGCATTTCAACTTACAGGAAGGCGTCGTGAAGTAATGGAAACGATATTGCTCTGTCTCGGGCTTGGCGTACTGACCGTTGTTCTGACCATTATCGAGGCGAGCTGTGAAGGTTGAGGCGACCCCGGTCACCGCGGCGGGATTGCGGTATATCGTGGGCAATCTGCGTCCCCGCGACCGGCGCGAGATCTTCGCCTTGCGCTGGAACGACGACGAGGAACAGCTGGTGCAGGAGATCTCGGCCGCGGCCGGCGAGCTGTGGCGGATGTGGTCGCTTGAGGGTGAGCCGGTGGCGGTCAACGGGGTGGTCCCGGTGCGCCCGGGGGTGGTCATCGCTGGGGCGTTCGGGACCCCTCGCTGGCGGTCTATTATCAAGCCGATGACCCGCTGGTCCCTCGATTACGTGATCCCGCTCCTGCGTCGAGCCAACTATCACCGGGGCGAAGCCTACGTCCTCTCCGAGAACACCGACAGCCGGCGCTGGATCGAGCTGCTGGGCGGCGAGGTCGAAGCCGTCTTGAAGGGCTTTGGCCGGCAGCGCGAGGATTTTCTTTTATACGCCTGGGACCTGACCCGGGAGAAGGAGCGGGACCGTGTGTTTCTTCGGAGGAAGCGCCCCGAAAACCGGGCCACAGATGGGGTCTGTCAGCTACACTGACCCAGCGACCGGGCAGACCGGCAACTACTGGGTCGAGCAAGGGGTCCCCGGCAACTACGCCGCGCGTGGCGCGACCACGGTCACCGCCTACCAGCAGATGGCGGCACAGGATTTGAGCGACAAGCAGATCCAGGCCCAGAAGGACATCGCCGCGCAGCAGCAGACGTTTAACGAACAACAGTTCCAGGCCCAGCAGGACCAGTACGCCCAACAGCAAAAACAAGTCCAGGAACAGGCCGACCGACAAAGCCAGTACGACACCGGCCGCGCAGCAACCCTGGCCGACAGCACCAATCAGATCAACCAGGCGTTCTCGCGGTTCAGCCCGGATTATTTTAAGGGATACGCCAGCGACTATCTGGCGAAAGCCCAGGACCAGATCGACTACCAAAAGCGC